GGATACAAATACCCTGACAAATATCAAGATATTTATACACCTGAACTGATTGAATTAGTTTCGAATAAGTCTCAGAAAGAAATAAAACAATTTAATTATAAATTTTAATATGGAAAAATTTTTAATTGTGTCAGAAAACTCATCGGACCATTGGCCGTTTTTTAATATTGAAAATAAAAATGTTTTAGATATCGGATGTGGTATATGGTATACTAAAGATATGGAGGAAACAAGTCCTATTTGGTTTGCGAATAAGGCTAATATGGTTATTGGTATTGATGGTAATAAAGGTGACATCCAACGGTATAAAGATTATGTTGGTGATAACTCAAAATATGTGTTCCGAGAAATGAGAATTACTGACGCGGAACAAGTAAGGGAGTTAATTAATGAGTATTCTATTACTGCACTTAAATGTGATATTGAAGGTGGGGAAATTGCATTGTTGGATTTAACATCTGAAGATTTGATAAATGTGACAACAATAGCTATTGAATTTCATAATGATGAGTTGAAAGATGCTTTCTTACAGAAAATTCCTGCATGGGGATTTGATATAAAGGTTTATGCAAACTTCGCATCAACACCACCTCATATGGGAGTTATTTATGGAACAAAATAAAATACACCCCGAAGAAAAAATAGCAATTTGTTATACGTGTTGTGGACCAACATATAGAAAAAGTGCGAAAGAAAAATTAGAAAATGTAAACTATGATGATGATAACATTTATTATTTTGTTATCACAGATGACAAGTCATATTTTGACGGAATAGAAAGAAAAAATTTAATAGTTAATGAATTGAAAGATTTCTATGATGAATATCCTGAATTAGAAACTAATGAATGGTTTTTAGAAAGTGAAAGTGAAGAAGATTATGGTATAAAGTTTAAAAAATTGAAATATAGATTTCCATTTTCCACGAATCGTTTTCATTTTAAACAGGCAGAACCATTTGGTCTAACAAACATCATAATGATGGCGACAGACTCTGAGTTAAAGTTTGAAAATTTAAATGAAAATTTGGGCAAAAAGAATCACTTATTTAATGCGGTTAGTAGATGGAAAGAAAGAATAAATTCACCTGACCACTCAATGAAATACGTTGTTGATATTTTAAAAAAAGAGTTTAATTTAGAAGTAGACGAGGAAATTTGGATTTATGATGGAGCTGTAAAATTCTTCTCTTTTGAAGACGTTGAAAAAATGATACAATTATTTGAGGTTTGGACTAAGGTTATGAACATATTATATGAAAAAAAACTCACCAAATTATATCACAGCCCTTATGCTGTGAATGATGAATATATTTTAGGTCCTATTTTAAATGCCATTGGTATTCGATGGGTTGAAACAAGGTCATATCCTCACTTGTTTCGTGTTAAACACAATCCCAAAGTAGAGAGGTTTTGGATATAAAAATTAAAAAAACAAAATGTTATGAATGTAAATAAAAACATGACAATTGTCACAGGTCTGTGGAATATAAACAGAACTGGAAGGTCCTTTGACCACTACATCGAAAACTTCAAAAGGTTTTTAGATATACCACAAAACTTATTCATTTATGTTCCGATTGAATTAGAATATTTGGTTTGGGAAAAACGAACAAGAGAAAACACTTTTGTGAAGGTGTATTCTTTAGATGATGTACAACGTTTATACGCACCATTTTGGGATAGGACTCAAAGTGTTAGAACTAACCCAGAGTGGTTCAATTTAGCCGGATGGTTATCGGGTTCACCACAAGCATCATTAGAGTGGTACAATCCAATTGTCCAATCAAAAATGTTTATGTTGAATGATGCTTCTATTTGGAATCCTTTCGATACTGAATATTTCTTTTGGTTAGATGCCGGTATTACCAACACTGTTCCATATACTCATTTGACAGAAAATAACTGTCTGAATGATTTACCTGAATATGGTAATCCATTTTTGTTTTTGAGTTATGAATATGAGGCAAATCAAGAAATTCATGGATTCAAATTTGCGGATATAAATCGTTATTCAGGTCAAGAAGTAAAATACGTTTGTCGTGGTGGATTGTTTGGTGGACACAAACAACAACTTAGAGAGGCAAACGCCGCATATTACTCGTTGTTAGACCGAACCCTCAATGAAGGTTTGATGGGTACTGAAGAAAGTATTTTTACTATAATGTCTTACGTTGAACCTGATATCTACAAACGATTTGAATTAGATGGTAATGGATTGATTGTGAAGTTCACACAAGCATTAATTGAAAAAAATGTCAAGTTGGTTGAACCTGTAAAAAAGAAAATTTCTAACGTAACAAAATATACCGATAGAGATGTTGAAAAGGTAAAAACAAACTTATATATCCTCACCTTCAATTTCCCCGAACAAGTTTTACACACAATTCACTCAATGGAAAAAACACCTGAGTGGTTGGAAAGACCTAATCTATTTTTGTTGGATAACTCCACAGACAATAACGCAATTGTAAAAAACAAAGAAATCGCGGCTCAATATAATTTTGAATATATAAATTTAGGCGGAAATACTGGTATTTGTGGTGGAAGACAGGCGGCTGCAGAACATTTCCATGATTCAGATGCTGATTTTATGTTCTTTTTCGAAGATGATATGACTGTGAATCCCCCGGAATATGATGGACAATTTTGTAGAAACGGGTTTAGAAAGTATGTTCCAAACTTGTACAACCTTCTCCACAGAGTTATGCTAAAAGAAGATTTTGACTTTTTGAAGATGACATTCACTGAAGTGTATTTTGATAATGACAAACAATGTTCTTGGTATAATGTTCCCCAACACATCAGAACAAGAGATTGGCCACATTATGATAAGTTACCAATTCATGGTTTGGACCCTAATGTTCCTTTGACAAATTTCAAAAACATTAGAAACATCGATGGTATGTGTTATATTGATGGTGAAATCTATTATGCCAACTGGCCTATGATTGTTAGTAAGAAGGGTAATCAGAAGATGTTTATTGATACCAAATGGGCACATCCTTACGAACAAACTTGGATGTCTCACATGTATCAAATGACCAAAGAGGGTAATTTGAAACCTGCGGTTTGTTTGGCGGCACCCATTTGGCACGACAGAATTAAGTATTACAAACCTCACGAAAGAAGAGAAAATTGATTCCAACTCAACAAATTATCCATAGGTGGTATTTATTGTAAAATACTATCTATGGATTTTTATATTAAGAAAAATGCGACACTTCCTTTATTGAAAATGCAAGTCGTTAGAGATGGAAGAAGTGAATATCAATCTTTTATGGATTCACTAGCTGTGGCGACCATATCATTCAGTATGATTGATGAGGCTACAGGTATTCCAAAGATAGTTTCAAAACCTGCATATATTGTTGAGGTGGTTGGCAATGACCTCAATGCACTTCCTGAATATTACGTTTATTATAGATTTACTGAAAGAGATACAAACAAAGTAGGAAGATATGTGGGACAATTTTTGGTAAAATACAATAGTAACTTATTGGGTGCTCCCACAGGAAACCTAATTTTACCACTTCGTGATGAACTCTTTATAAATGTTCAAGATAGTTTCATCATTGACTCCCCCTGTTGTTGACGGGTAACTTGATTTCAATTATATTTATTTTCGAATGAGAAGACGAACTTCACGAAAGTGAAAGATAATGTGTCACTCGGTAAAATTTTTATTATATGATATCAAACGAAGACATCAGAGCGTTTTTGGAGGGTAATGACCCCGAACAATATATCGTTGCAATCGAATTTGATTATGTTACAGATTCGATTTACAAAATCAAAGAAATTCCTGGTAAGGGAAAACAAGTTATAAAGGACCACTTTGTACCATTCGCTTGGGTGGGGGACCTAAGAAATCTAAATTTTTATCAAGGTTCGAAGGCATTGCAAAAAGAGGCAATGTCCAAACATAAAATTGTTATCGATAAACTTGACACACACGATGATGAGCGATTAGAAAAAGGTTTGACGTATATGGTCAAGTCTTTGGCGGGATATCGAGCTCTAATACAGTTTTTTCGTGATGGTGGAATAGACCCCTGGGGTGAAAAAGTTCGTGAATTGTTTTTGATGTTACCTCCTGTTGAACAATATCTGATTCAGAAAGAAAAGAGATTGTTCAAAGGGTTTGAAGAATATAATGACATAACACGATTGGTATTTGACTTGGAAACGACCTCTTTGGAACCAAAGGATGGTCGTATCTTCATGATTGGACTCAAGACAAATAAGGGTTACCACAAGGTACTTGAGTGTGATACTGAAGAAAAAGAAAAAGAAGGTATCGTTGAGTTTTTCAGAATAATCGATGAACTCAAACCAAGTATTATTGGTGGTTACAACTCATTCAACTTCGACTGGTTCTGGATTTTTGAGAGATGTAAGTCACTTGGATTGGACATTAAGAAGATATGTAAGTCACTTAACCCACAAAGAACGATTAGTCAGAAAGAACAAATGTTGAAACTTGCAAATGAAGTTGAGCGTTATCCTCAGACATCTATTTGGGGTTATAATATCATTGATATCTTACATTCTGTTAGAAGAGCTCAAGCAATCAACTCCAACATCAAAAGTGCGGGTTTGAAATACATCACCCAATACTTAGAAGCCGAGAGTCCAAATCGTGTTTACATTGACCATACAGATATTGCATCCATGTATTCTAATAAAGAAGAATATTGGATGAATGTTGAAAATGGTAAGTATAAAAAAGCCGATAATCCTAAATTTGTTGATTTGGATAAAAAATTTCCAAATGTATATAAGAAAATTAGTGGTGATAAACTTGTTGAGAAATATCTTGATGATGACTTGGACGAAACCTTGAAAGTTGATGATGAGTTCAATCAAGGTTCTTTTCTTTTGGCGTCATTGGTTCCTACCACATACGAACGAGTAAGTACGATGGGTACAGCAACTCTTTGGAAAATGATTATGTTGGCTTGGTCATATAAACACAATTTGGCAATACCTGAAAAGCAAACCAAAACAGATTTTGTTGGTGGTCTATCACGTCTAATCAAAGTAGGATATTCTACTAATGTTCTAAAACTTGACTTCTCTTCTCTGTATCCAAGTATTCAGTTAGTCCATGATGTATTCCCTAAATGTGATGTCACAGGAGCCATGAAAGGATTATTGAAGTACTTCCGAGACACTCGTATTCTTTACAAACAACTAGCTGAAGAATTTGCAGAATCGGACCCAAAAAAGTCAAAGTCTTACGACCGTAAACAATTACCTATTAAGATTTTTATCAACTCGATGTTTGGAGCGTTGTCCGCACCACAAGTATATCATTGGGGTGATATGTACATGGGGGAACAAATCACTTGTACGGGTAGACAATATCTAAGACAAATGATTAGTTTCTTTATGAATCGAGGGTACGAACCTCTTGTGATGGATACTGATGGTGTTAACTTCTCAGCACCTAAGGATGTTGAAACAAGAAAATATATTGGTAAGGGTTTGAACTGGAAAGTAAAAGAAGGTCGAGAATATACAGGTGCCTCGGCTGATATTGCAGAATACAATGACATTTTTATGAGAGGAGAAATGGCATTAGATAACGATGGTGTGTGGCCATCGTGTATAAACTTAGCTCGTAAGAACTACGCTCTTATGACAGATTCAGGTAAAATAAAATTGGTTGGTAATACAATTAAATCAAAAAAATTACCAGGTTATATTGAGGATTTTCTTGATAAAGGTATAAAGATGTTATTGAATGGTAAGGGTAAAGAATTTATAGAATATTATTACGAATATTTGGAAAGAATTTACGACCAGGACATTCCACTTATTAAGATTGCCCAAAGAGCTAAAGTAAAACAATCGTTAGAGGATTATAAAATTAGATGTACACAAAAAACTAAAGCTGGTAGTCTTATGTCAAGACAAGCTCACATGGAGTTGGCGATTGACAATAATCTTGCGGTAAATTTGGGTGATGTTATTATGTATGTTAATAATGGTGAAAAAGCATCACATGGTGATGTTCAAAAAGTACCGGCAAAAAAATATTCAGAACTCCAAATTAAAAAACATTTTGATAAGACTGGCGAATATCTTCAGGATGTTGATTCTTATGTCAAACTTAATTGTTATTTGATTGACCAAGAGGAGTTATCTAATAATCCTGATTTAAAGGGTGAGTATAATGTTGCTCGGGCAATTAGTACATTCAATAAAAGAATTGAACCCCTTTTGGTAGTCTTTCAAGATGAAGTAAGAGAATCTCTTATAGTTGCAAATCCTGAAGATAGAGGTATTTTCACTACGGCACAATGTCAGTTAATAAATGGAAATCCTTTAGGTATTGGTGACCAAGATGATTTGAGTGATGTCCTAAAAATTTCAGAACAAGAAATGAATTATTGGGAAAGAAGAGGATTATCTCCGATGTATATATATGACCTTGCTAAAGAGGATTGGGAAAATGAAGTTGTTAGTTTACCAGATTTTCAAACCGTCTGATGAAAGTATATACCAATTTCTGTTCACACAAACTAACTCTATACAGGCCCCTTTATCTAAATCAATTTCATCCCATTCTTCATCTATTTTACCAACATCAGGAATGACTAATACTTTTGTCATTGCCTTGATTTTAATTCGGTCAGTAGTTGTAGAATTTAAAGTTATATCACACGAATCTACACCTCTAATTATAAGGGAATATTCTCCATTCGTGGTATAATTTTTTTCTGCGACTATTGCGGATTCTGAAGTTTTTACTTCAATTCCATTTATGACTTTTTTTACTGGGATTGTTCTTAGTATTGCCATAATTTACACAACAGTTATTGGAATAGGCATTGCTCTATACTTCAACTGTGTGTTAAGGTTAGTGGCAATCTCAGCCTCTTTTTTCATTTGATTTTCAGGACGTAATCTTTCTAACCTTTCTTTAAGTTCGGTTACCAAAGTAACCTTTTCATCTTTAGCTTCTGTTTGTAAAGATGTATAATCCATAGTTACTTCACTATCAGGTGTTTTTAGATTACCACTAAATTTACCTCTGACTCGGGCTAAAGTTTCCTTACAATATGCGGTAAACCATCTTCTAACCCAAATTCTTGCAGGGTCGTTGAGGTCAATCCATGACATTGTTTCTAATGGAATATCTGATGGTAATTTAACGATGTCAGGATTATCCTTTAAACACAAATCTCTTTCATCACCACACGCCTCATAATAATGGTACCACACACGTCCTCTCATCAATTCACTGTCACCAAAATCAAACTTACCACCTGGTGTATTGTATAACCAAATGGCGTGTTTTCCATCGGGAAGTGCGGTTACTCTATAACTTAAATCCGGTTGAATCAAACGTCTTTTTACGTTGATATCTTGAAGACGAGAAATAACATCATTAGCGGAGAAGAAAAAATATCCACCACCACCATAACCAAATTGTGCAAATCCACCAGGTCCTCCCAATCCACCTGCACCACCCAAAGAACCAAATGACCATGGGTCGAACAACATATTATTTTCTTCGGCGGGTGAAAACCACAATAATTCATTCAATTCTCGACAAGCGGGAATTTCGTATATCTGTTGGTTGGGAACTAATTGAATGTAGTCTTTTTTCAAAACCCACGGTCCTGAATTTTGAAGACCAACAATTTTAGAATATGCGTAGGTATATTGAGTTTCCCAATCAAGTGTTCTACGAATAAGTGCGTTTGCTAAAGATTGTGTATCCAAGTTCATTCCGTACAAACTTGTCCACTGGGATTCAATTAACCAATCTTGAACATATTGTGCATAATCCCCGATTGATAACTCCAATAAAGAATCCATCATTTCATATTCCAATTCTACCGCTCTGAGTGGTGCACCCAATAGATTTAAAATTCTATTATAAAAAACGGTTCTTTCTGGTTCTGAGATTATTGCCATGAGTTTTTTCTTTATAAATATCTTAAGATTAGAATTGGTACAAAACAGAATTCTCGGGGAAATAATAAACACCATCCCTTATTTCTGTATTTGAGTTATCAAAAATTATCATGTCCTTACCTCCACGTAAGAAAATCATCCAATCTGTTTTATATTTTTTTACGTTAGCGGTTCCTGAAACTTTTAACATTCCATCTACATTTTCTATCTGATTGAAAGGTTTAACTTGACCAGTGTGTTCTTTATCGTCAACAACAACTTTTATATCAACACCCATCATATCTTCCTTACTTCCTAATTCACCAATTCTCTTTACATTATTTTCCCCAAATTTTGATTTCAACTTTTGAGTTACAATATCCTCAGTTTTACCACCTTTTTGATGAGTTTTTCCCATCACATTTATTATTGTTTGTAATGTCTGTGACTCTGTTGAAAATATTCTAAATTTCAAAGAATTGATGTATTCTAACATTCTTTTCATTTCTATTGTCTGTTCTTCAAAGTTTTTACCCTCAAAATCGATGATAGGTTCACCAACTTTTGACAAATACTTATTCAAATCTTTTTTCAAAACACAAAAAGCACTGTAATTTGTATTCAAGTAATTTATTATAGACCTTCCTTTAGATTCTAAGTTATATATCCCCGACAATTGATTTGCCGCAAATTCATTTTTGTCATAGTATTTTGTGGGATACACATCCTTCAAAATTTGCATAATTGCTTCCTTATAAAGTCTCAAAGCATTTCTATTCTGATTGAATAACTCTTTAGCCAAATTTCTTTCATTTGCCGAGCATGGCTCACTTTTGGCAGATTCGGTTAGAAACTCACGTACTTTGGTGCTTTCTTGGATGTTGGATTTTGTTTGGTCTTGAAGTACTTCTTCAACGTAATCCCAATTCACAACTTTCCAAAAGTTTTTAATATATTCGTCTCTTTTGTTTCTATATTTCAAATAATAGGCGTGTTCCCATAGGTCCAACCCCAATAAAGGATGTCCACCCTGTTTTATAACGTCCATAATAGGATTATCTTGATTTGGTGTAGTCATAATCTTCAATGTACCTCTTTTGGTAAGAACTAACCAAACCCATCCTGAACCAAATCTACTTTTTGCTTGTGCTTCAAATTTCTTTTTAAATTCATTGAAACTTCCGAAACTTTGTTTGATTTTTTTAAGTATATAACCTTTTGGTGACATTGGTTTTGGAGACAACATTTTCCAAAAAAGGGAGTGGTTGTATGCTCCACCTGCATTATCTCTTACAACTTTATTGAATCTTTCTATAGTTTTGACAATCTGCTCCAAACTCAACTCAGAATCTTTTTCTGATAGAGCGTTGTTTAGTTTGTCTACATACCCTTTATAGTGTTTGTTGTAATGAATATCCATAGTTTCGGGGTCTATGAATGATTTGAGGGAAGAATAAGAATAGGGTAATTTTTCTACTGAGATTTTCTTTTCTTGGATGATTTTCTTTTCTTCTCTTGTGTTTCTATTTTCGTTCAATTGATTCTCTAAAGAATCAATTTGACTTTTAATGTTTCTCATATAATCGGCGTTTATTCCTTATAAATATGGTTTCTATTTGATTTAATTCCTTAATTTATTTATTAATGAGAGGATGTCATCTACGTCTTCACTTGAATTCATATTGTCACCCATAACAGTTTCAATGATATCTTTCTTCTTTCTTAGAATATCGTAGACAATTCCCTCGATGGTATTTTCATATAATGGGTAATAAACCAGTACATTATTTTTTTGTCCTATTCTATAAGCACGGTCTTCAGCTTGTGAGTGGTCTGAGGGTAAGAATGATAGGTCATTCATCACCACGGCCTCTCCGGCAGTTAGGGTCAGACCCGTACCTGCCGCTTTGATATTTCCTACAAAAACCATCACATTCTCATCGTTTTGGAATTTGTCCACAGATTCTTGTCGGTCTTTTTGACTCATACTTCCATCCAACCTGACAGCTTTCTTTCCAAAGTGTTCCAAGATAGTCTCCAATGAACGAGTAAAGTTGGTAAATACAATTACCTTCTTTCCTTGTTCGATGATGTTTTCACAAAGTTCAATTGTTGAACCTGTCTTTTCATTTGCAATACATTGTCTAACCTGGGTGAGTTTGGTAAATTGCAGTGTCATTGAATCTGACTCACCTCCTTTATCGTACCAATCGTAATAATCCCCCATCAAAGATTCATACTCCTTTGATTTGAGTCTAAGATAAACGGGGGTGATAATCTTATCGGGTAAGTCCAACACATTTTCTTTAAGTCTACGAAGAACAAGCGGTGTTGTTCTGTCTCTTAGTTCTTCCAAGTTGGATGCACCACTTACGTTCCATACTTTTCTTTTTCCTGCTTTGAACTGATATCCATTACAGTATCTTTTGACATAGGCCATCCAGTTTAGAGCGACAGGACTGTCAATCAAATTCAGGATGTTGAAGTAATTGATGGGTCTACTTGTGATGGGGGTTCCTGTGAGCAACCATAGTCTGTCCACGTTTTTCACCATGTCGTTGATGAGTTTGGTTCTTTGGGCTTGTTTGTTTTGGATGTAGTGGGCTTCATCAATTATGACCAAATCAAACTTAGAATTCAGGATGATGGAATCCTTTTTGTTTTTTTCATCGTGGAAGTTCTTGATGATATCGTAGTTGATGATAACAAAATCGGCATCTTCCCATTTCTTTCCTTCAATAATTGACGTTGGTCTGTCTGAGTAATTTTCAATTTCTCTTTGCCAATTTATCTTCAGAGATGCAGGACAAATGATGAGAATCTTTTTCGTCCCCGTTTCCAAAGCGGCAATGATGGTAGAAGTTGTTTTACCCAAACCCATATCGTCGGCCAAAATAAACTTCTTGTTTTCACATAACTTTTGAATGGCCTCCTTTTGGTGTTCCAAAGGTGGACGATTGCTGTATTTGGAATAATCAATCACAACATCCTTTACAGTATTGTCTTTCACCAAAGCAACTTTGGGTAACCAAAAATCATGAACTTGTTCTGATTCAAAAAATTTCCCCCAAATATGATAAGACGTATCTTTCTCGACCAATAGTTTTTCCACATACACTTGTTCAGGTATTTTGGTGAACAGTTTGTCGTTGGCAATTCGTTGAGCAAAGTATGAATCCAGTTCCACCCATTTTTTTGCCACCTTGGGGGTGGTTTGATGAAAGTTGATAATGTATTCCGCTTGGGCTCTTGTTGGGTAAAATTTGGGGTTTGAATTTTTTTTGTTTTGTAAACGCAAGATATAGTTGTTGGCACCTTGGTAGTTATCCAACAGGTCCAACGCCTTGCGTTCCAATACGGAAACTTCAGATATATGACTTGACGATTCCAATTATGAAAAAGATAATCTATTCCGTTATATTTATCAAGTAAGATGGCACAGAGACAAGTTCCTATAACAAGATTGGGTAAATTCTTCGGGAGTGAAGACTTTGCTTTGGACGTATCCATGGGTATGGAGTGGTTGGATGGTGATATGAACTTCACTATTGTCCTTTATAAAGTGGATAGAAATAAAACCCTTCAAGATGATGTATATGGTGAAGTACTTCCTGATGGTGTACAATTCATGGCACCAATATCCATCAATGCCTATGTTCGTATCGAACAGGCTCAGAACAGTTTCTTGTCAACCTCTAAGATTATTCAAAACGAACCTGGTAATTTGACATTCCATGTCTATCAGAAAGAATTGGAAAATCTTGAAACTACAATTGAACTTGGTGATTACATCGGGTATTGGATTACTGAAGACCAAGTTCGATACTACTCTATTGTTGATGCGGGTTCACCGAACTACGATAATAAACACACTTATGGTGGGTATAAGAAATTCTACTTCTCTTATGTTGCAACTCCTGTGAGTGAAAACGAATTCAGAGGAATCTAATGCCATTACCTAAAAAAGTTATACCAAACATCAATCTCACTCCTGAGAAAATTCTTTGGGAACGTAGAGAACAACTCGTTGATTACATCAAGGAGGATGGAACTTTTTTACCTAAGAATCTTTTGCACCCTGAATTGGACAGGGGGTTTTTGGATTTTGTAAAGGACGACTTGAAAACTGTTGTGAATGGTAAAGTAATTCCAATGGTAGATATCATCGTCACCACACAAAACTGGGCTCAGTTTACGGAAACTTGGAACTTCAACGATATCAATGGTAATCCTAACCCTCCTTTTATTACGGTTGTTCGTAATCCTGAGGTAAAATACGGTAACAACCCCGCTATTATATACAACATTCCAAATCGTAGAGAATATTATTATGCCGCAGTTCCCACGTGGAATGGTAATGTAAAAGGTATGGACATTTATAAGATTCCACAACCCGTTCCTGTTGATATCACTTACAATGTGAAAATCCTATGTAACAGAATGAGAGAGTTGAACACCTTCAATAAGAATGTGATTCAAACTTTTGCATCTCGACAAGCCTATCGTATGATTGAAGGTCATTACATTCCAATCATCTTGAATAATATTTCGGACGAGTCTGTGGTTGATATTGGTAAAAGAAGATTTTACATTCAAAATTACGAATTCACGATGATGGGATTCTTGTTGGATGAAGAAGAATTTGAAGTTGCGCCGGCGGTATCAAGAGTATTCAATTCTTTTGAAACTGTGACAACACCGACAAGACGCAAAAGGAATGTTTTCCCTGAAAACAAAGATACATTTAAAAAACAAATCAATTTTGCCCCTACTGTTACTACAACATCATTGGTGGTTGATTATACTGGAGACTTCAACTTCTTAGGTTTATCCAACATCTCAACTTATGATGTTTACATCAATGATGATTTTTACGGTAGTGATGTAAATCTCATACAAGTTAATACAAACGATATTGTGAGATTTGAAATTACACCAATAAATGGTTCTCTGAATTCGACTATTGATTACGATGTCAAATTGTTGAATTAACTTTCACCGTAGATATCTGTTACTTCTTTACAATTTTCCTGAATTAGGTTTTCTAAAAAACGATACATCTTAATTCCTTTCTTATCACAGTACATTTTCAAAATGTTGTGTGATTCCTCCGATATCTTCAAATTTTTGATTCTTTTTTTCATAGGGCGAAAAAAGGCAGAATTAAATCATACCATTTTATAAATAGATATCATAAAGTAAAGTTTTTCTTATTTGAACAGATATTTATGAATAAAAAATAAATTTTTATTGAATCCAAAATCAAATGGCAACATCAAATAAAATATTCGTCAGTCCTGGTGTCTACACTTCTGAAAGAGACTTGAGTTTTGTAACTCAAAGTGTGGGTGTAACTACCTTAGGATTGGTTGGTGAAACATTAAAAGGTCCTGCTTTCGAGCCAATATTCATCACTAATTTTGATGAATTTGAAGCGTTCTTTGGGGGAACGGTTCCTGAGAAATTCGAAAACACTCAAATCCCTAAATATGAATTGGCTTACATTGCTAAGTCTTATCTTCAACAATCTAACCAATTATTCGTAACAAGAGTACTTGGTCTTTCAGGTTATGATGCAGGTCCATCATGGTCTATATCTACGATAGCGAACGTAAACGGTATCTATGTGGGTCTAACAGGTGTTGAATCAACTTTCACAGTTGACTTCTCAGCTTGTACTGGTGACACATCTGTTAGTTGGATTGGTACTTTCCCAGCAGGAATTGCGGGTCAGTTTACAACCCCATACACTCAATTTGATGGTGGTACTTCATCGTTCAGTGATGACTATGACAATATGATTTTGGGTATTGTTGATGACACCCCCACATCTGCAGATACAGTATACTTTTGGGGTACTATAACCGATGATGATTATAACAACTTATCATCTTACACTTCAGAAACAAACGTATTTGATGTTTCGGGATTAACTGAATCAGTTGCTGACTTCACTTCTAGAAACAATGACCCATGGTATTATTCTAACTTTGAAAACTACAGTGGGGATGATTATTCAGGTTATTCATTCTATAGCGTTGTTTCAGCATTGACTGATTTGGGTAGTGGATGTTACCAAGGTACAGTATCAGGTACTGTATACAACTATTCAGGTACTGCGTATACAGAATGGAACGATTTGATTGTCTCTACATTACGTTCAAGAGGTATTGCTACTTATGGGACAGGTAGTAATGGTCCTGTTTACACAGTTTCAGGTTTGACTGACGTTTTGATGGATTGTAGTGGTACTTACTCAGCTGTCACTAAAAACCCATTTGCAACTTTCTCACTTTCAGGTGTTACTGCTGATGGTACTGATTTCTCTTTCTTGACTTCGATGAACCCCTCATCACAGAACTATCTTACTAAGGTATTCGGTAGGTCAAACTTCGGAAAACCAAGAAATGAAGTTCCGTTGTTTGTTGAAGAAGCATTCCAAACAATGTTGGAATATGGTTACAATAGTGGATTCATTAGAGGTTTGAGTTGCGACTTACTTGATTTACCAGGTTTGAGATACCCTTCAACTACTGATACTATTGCATACTATCTTGAACAGTATCAATCTCCTGAATCTCCTTGGGTTGTTTCACAACTTCGTGGTTCTCAGGTTGATAGACTTTTCAAAATCATTTCTATTGCTGATGGTGACAGTGCTAATACTGAAATCAAAATCTCTATTCAGAATATTGATTTCAACAATTTAACTTTTGATTTAGGTGTTCGTAGTTTCTATGATACAGATTCTAACCCTGTATACTTAGAAAAGTTCACACAATGTTCAATGGACCCTTCTAATAACAACTTCGTTGGTGTTAAGATTGGTACTTATGATGGTGAATACGCTCTACTTTCAAAATATATTATGTTGGAGTTGAACGAACAAGCACCTATCGATTCATTACCTTGTGGTTTCGAGGGATACACAATGAGAGAATATTCATCTTTGACACCTCCATTCCCTGTATATAAAACTTCATACAACTATCCTGGTCAGGTTATTTATAACCCTCCATTTGGTACTACTTCAGGTGCTGACAATTCGGTAACTTCTCCGGGTGATAATGTTAGACGTACTTTCTTGGGAATTTCTTCTCAAATAGGTTATGACCCTGATTTCTTCATGTACAAAGGTAAACAAAAACCTCTAAACTTGTGTTTGGAGACTGATGCTCTTCCTTGGGATTACATTACTCAAGGGTTCCACATGGATTCGGGAGCAACAGTTGTAACTATCGCATCAGGACCTACTGCTGGTTTCCCGGCTTTCGATTGTGGTGATGCTTCATTCCAATCTAACCCTACTTCGGCAACAAGTCCTTACTACACTATACAGTCAAGAAAATTCTCTTTCTTGTTACAAGGTGGTTTTGATGGATGGGATATCTATCGTGAATACAGAACTAATGGTGATACATTCGTTGTTGGTGGTACTGGTTATCAAAAAGGAGCTTGTGCTTCTACAAGATACCCAGCAGCTAGTGGATGGGGAGCGTTCAAAAACATCGCGGTTGATAATTTCGATGAATTTGCTAACACCGACTACTA